CATTGTTACTGATGCAGATAGGCCAGAAATTGAAAGTAAGATATCTGCGATGGTTTCCGCGAAGGGGGTGAGTCTTACGGCACATCTCTCCAATGAGGTACTAAAAACCTGGTCTTTCATTGGTGATGAATCGTATGACGCTCTGGACGAAACCCAGATAGCTATCCGTAGCTTTTTTGTGCCTAGGCCGGGGTTCTCTCTTCTAAGCTTCGACTACAGTCAGATGGAAGTTCGTGTGTTCATGTCCTATTTTAGGAATGAGACTATAGATGCCTTGCTGAGTAAAGAAGGCGTTGACTTCCATGGAGAAGCCGCCAAACTTGCTTTCGGTATTGATGAGTCTTCTCCCCAGTTTAAATTCTATCGCCAGTTGGCTAAGGCCATTACTTTCGGAACCATATATGGAATCGGAAATAAGAAGTTGTCACAGCAACTAGGAACATCAGTAGCAGATGCAGGTAAGTACAAGCAACAGTATTTTGCAGGGATGGAGGGGTCTAAAGACTTCTTTGATAAGGTAGTTGATACTGTCACAACTCGTGGTTGGATACGCAATAGATACGGGAGGCGGTATCGAATAAATCAAGACTTTGCGTACAAAGGGGTTAATTATCTTGTACAAGGAACCAGTGCTGATATTCTCAGCGAACGAATGATTGTTATTGACCAATTTCTTGCTAACAAGCAAAGCAAGATACTTCTGCAGGTTCACGATGAAATCATCTGCGAAATCCATGATTCCGAATTAGCAACACTACCTTTTCAAATCAAGGAGTTACTAGAGCAGAACACCTTGGACATTCCTCTCAAAGTAGATATGGAGATATGCGCTCCAACGTGGGCAACCAAAAAGGATTTCACTGGCCTATCATTTGAGGACTGTATTGACTGGGCTTAGTACGCTGAGTATGTTATAATGAATTCCAAAGTTTTAATAAGGAGACGACTCAATGCCGAAAATTAGCGCACACTTGGGATTTACCTTTCGGGTAGGCCCCCTAGACCGTAATCAATATGGGCGCGTAGACCTTACTGTAGACCAGATTGATACGGAACTCCCCATAGAACCCCAAATTGAATCTTCAACAAAAGTTGCTGATGTAGTCTGGGAATTTCTTAAGGATAAGGTTGATACGCAGATTGAAGCAATGCTGGATAAATCTGCCTAATGTTTGACTCCAGTCGGTTACCTGTGCTGGAAGCCCTTCTACGTGAACGAGCGCGCCAAGACCAATTATGGGGAATCCAAAACCATGTGGACGCCTGGTGGAACGTTATCGCAACAGAGGAAGCTGGGGAAGTCGCTAGAGAAATTTACGAGCACAATGACGAGAATCTTTTTACTGAGGTAATTCAAACATGTGCTGTGTATTTTCAGTGGGCTGAGGCTATTCACGGCAGACAACAATTGTCTGACCAATAAGGGGACTCATGAAGAAAACCGCAGAAGAGGCTGTTCAGCAACTTCTCAAAGATAAAGACTTGAACCTACATCTAGGCGATAGCACCAGCTTTTCATATGGGCGCATCCCGTTTGACATACCAGTTCTGGACAAATTGACTGGAGGCGGGATTCCCAAGAAACGCTTCACGCTTATCTATGGCCCGACGAACGTGGGCAAGTCGTACTTAGCCTCCCAAGTGGTTGTGAACGCCCAGAAACAAGGTGGATTAGCAGCCTGGGTAGACACGGAACTATCCTGGGATGCTTCTTGGATGAGTAAGTGTGGTGTGGATACAGCAAACACGATTGTGTCCCAACCCACTAACGGCGAGGACGCCTTCAAAACGATACGGGCCTTGATGCAGGCTGGTGTTGATGTCATTGTGCTGGACAGCATTGCGGGACTGGTTCCCACAGCCGTGGCTGAAGAAGAATTTTCTTACAACCCGATGGCGTGGCAAGCCCGTTTCGTAAACAGTTCATTACCGAAGTTACTGGCTCACCTGCATCATGGGTCAGCTTTCATTGCTATCAATCAAGTTAGAGCCAGTCTCGGCCCTGTGTCATTAGATGCTATGCCAGGAGGGATGGCCCAATCATTCTTCGCACACTTCTTAATACAGGTTCGAAGGAAAGGTTGGATAAAGGAGCAAGATGCGAATGTTGGGTTCGACATGGAAATCAGATTACGCAAGACAAAAGTTGGGGGCGAGAACTGGAATAGTGCTGTTGTGCCTTTCCGTGTTTCTGGGGGTATTGACGTGCTTGAAAGCTATATTAGGGAGGGGATTTCCCAGAAGCAAATCACCCAAGCAGGTGCCTGGTACACTTACAAGGATACGAAAGTTATGGGGCTGAATGGGGTCAAGAAATTCTTTATTGAGAATGATGGGGCCTTCCAAGAATTGAAACATGAACTTCTTACCTAAAGATTTCACTCCCCAAGAAAACCTCATTGCGGACTGCCTGACGAATCTTGGATTGCGTTTCGAACAGCAATATGAATTCTTCCCATATACGGCGGATTTCTTTTTGCCTGAGATATCTATGGTTATAGAAGCTGACGGAATTTACGGTCACCTTAATAAAAGAGATGCTAAAAGAGACTTAGCATTGAAAACGACCTACCAATCAGAGGTAACACATGTTGTCCACATAAAAGACTTGACTCAATCAAAAATTAGTGCTGCTCTAATCGAAGCACTGGAAAAGATTTAAAATGGCAGGGATTAAACAAATTAAGGGGGTTCAAAAGCCCCGCACAGTGAAACAAGTACCGATAGAAGAACCACAGGACACCTGGTTAAATGAGCTTATTGAGCGCCACCTGACAGGCACCATGTATCCTGCTAAAACTAATGTGTTTCATCCGTCTGCTATCAGTAATCCTTGCGACAGAGCTTTGTGGTTAGCGTATCATGGACAGATGATAGAGATGCCTCTCTCCGCTACCTTACACCGTATTTTTGAGAATGGGAATTATTTGGAACAACGTGTAGAGCATTGGTTCCGAGATACACGTATTCTTCTTGGTAGAGAAGTTCCTGTTCGTTCCGCCGACCCACCAATTTCTGGACGTATTGATTTTTTAATTAAACATTCGGAACATGGCGTAGTACCGATTGAGTTGAAATCTATCAACACAGCCGGATTCGGTCGCCTAACTAAGCCCAAAGATGAACACCAAATGCAGTTGCAGATTTATTTGAATTTGGGTGGCTACGAATTAGGTACCGTTTTGTATGAAAATAAAAATGACCAACGAATTAAATCTTTCTTTGTGAAACGTGATGTTGAACAATGGGATGCTATCCTAAGCCGTCTTTTTTCTATTCAAGCAATGAGTACTAGGCCCTCCATATGCACGGGCGCTAACTGGTGTAATTGTCGAAATGTACCGGAGGTTGCTGTATCGTGATACTACAAGAACAAGAAACGAAGTGGACTCCCATGAAAGCGTTAGGACGCGCACAGAAAGAGGTAGATGCTCTAGGTCTTCCTTTGTTCCAGGTTGACTTATCTGAACGCCCTGAATTGAATTTCTCTAGATTAACTAACTATGATAATAAAGAGTTAGAAGATTTCTTGACGATGTACGGTGGGTATAAGGGTTACCTAGAAACCAAGGTCTCAGATATTGAAGCTACTGTTGGTGCCCTAGATGCAGCTTTCACTGAGGGTTACAACACAGCACTATTTAAAGTAGCGCAGGAGTATGACCAGCAAAGCAAGAAGAAACCGACCCGTGAAGAACTGCGGGGAGAAATCATGTCTAAGTTTGAATCTTTACGAGAGTTGCGTAAAGATGTAATTGAGCAACAAGCTTTGTTGAAGAAGTCTACGGGATTGTTAAACACGTATACAACAGCTTACAACACTGTCAGTCGTGTCGTGGCCCTGCGTACCTACGGAAACCAAGGATAATGTATTTAGGATTAGATTGTTCTACTTTCGCGATTCACGGAGCCGTCGTTGATGACCAAGAACAACTAATAGCACTTCATAAATGGGGTAGCAAACAGAAAAATTTCGAGGCCCGTTTCCCTGAAATCCTGGTAGGATTTTCTGATGAGTTGAGTAGAATAACTTTAGTAACTATTGCTGCTATTGAGGCAGCGATTTTTATTCAAAATCCA